GAATCTCTTCAGGACTCTTCCTTGATAACTCATCTTCAAATCGTTCTGCTTCTATGTCAGCTACCTGTGTGTACTGTTGTAAGATAGGATTAACCTGTGACAAAGCATCAGCAAGGTCCATCAACTTATTCCTACCAGCTCTACGCTGCCCTACACTGTATTGACCTGCTCGTTGAATAGTAGGTTGAATACCTGGAACTGCGTCACCTAACCCTTGTACTTGTACTCGTTCTGCCATAATTAATAACCTGGTGTAGGAATGCTATATTGATCTGTCTTGGGCATATACCTAGAAACCTGTCCTCCTCCTATATCTATAGTAGACGGTGATCCCATCCTACTGCTAATACTTTGACCTGCTGCATATCCACTAAGTCCACCGCTAACAGCTTGTAATCCTGACACTAATAAACTAGGTCTATTAATAGGTTGTTGAATCCCTATAAGTCTCTGTTGAGAAGCTAGTCCAGCTTGTTCTAATCCAAGCTGTGTACCTACTCCTGTTAACTCTTGTTGTCTTAAAGTTGCTGCTCTATACCCTGCTTCCTGTCTAGTATAGTCATCCATCAAAGCTTGCACACTAACACCAGATACACCTGCTTCCCCTGCTGAAACTCTAGCCCTAGATAACGCTTCTTGGGATTTCTTACTAACTTGTTGTAGTTCCCTAGCAGTAGCTTCTTGTTGTTGAGCTTGTTGCATACGGATAGAGGACTGCTCCTGTAACGCTCTCTGACGCTCCGCTGCTGCTGACTGTGCTTGATACGCTGCTTGTGCTTTAGCTTGCTGTCTTTGCCCTATAAACCCTGCACCTGCTGATGCTACACCTGCTATTGCTCCTATTGCTGCTAATGGTAAACACATATTATTTCCTCTCTATCTTAAATGACTTATAACCAGGGATATTGCAATCCTCAAAACTAGCACCCAACCATTTTAACCATCTCATACTTAGTGTGTTAGCTTCCATGATATAGTTTGTTAAGTAGTCGAAGTCTCCCATCAAGTCATCTATCCACATCCGTGATTCCTTAACAAACTTCTTCTTTATCTTATAAAAGTTTCTCGTACCTAGCAACCAACAAATCCCGATGTTCCCTCTAGGACTCACTCCGAAGCAAGCTAACAATCCGTCTTGATCAGTCTTGACGCTATAGCATTTACTACTTGATTCAAACGATCCGTACACAGCATCTCTAGGGTGGTGCATTAGACCGATACATTCCATCATGTCCTCTTCTCGTAAGTCATCATATAACAAAGGAGCGTCTTCAAGTGCTTGTGCTTTCTCTATCTTAACCTCCATAGCGTCTACTCCTTGATATGATTGTTGATTCAAACTCAGCAGATAGTAACTTCACTGGTAAAGCACTAGAAGATTTAATTTCGATAGTGGCATCATTAGGTTGAGCTTGAACAGCAAACTTAAAGAATCCAGTCTCAGGTGTGAATTTATTAAGGGTACTGACAGAGGCTAACAAACTTGGGTTGTAGGTGTAAGTGTATGTATCTCTGAACTTAGGTGTGACTTCCACATTAAAGTGTCCTGTCTCTGAGTATTCAATACTACCGTTACGAATTGTTTGATAAGTATAATCAGAAGCAGATCGTCCACCTCTCTCTGTAGGTTGCTTTAAGTTCTGCTTAGAGAACCTGTATAACATATCGTACTCGTATCCAATGAAGTAATCATACACACTTAAATACTCGTAACCTTCCTCGCTCCATACAGGTGCTGAATCCACTTCTACAGTAGGTTGCCAATAGTTAGTATCTGTAGGGAGTATCGATGCGGAGGAGGTATGTCCTTCAACACACTTATAAAGTGAACCGCTATAGGTAACATAATTAGCTAACTTACCATCAATTAGAATTTCTAGGTCATTAACAGAGTGACGTGTTACTGTTTTCTTTGTTCCGTTCTTAGAGTAAATAGCCATGCCTTCTTTAAACAGGAAGCTATTCCTAAACCTCATGTAAGTAACATCAGTATGATTAGTTCCGTTAAAGCTTTGAGGTGTCGTACTACTCAGCTTAGTATAGTTTATACTTTGTATATAATTAGTACTGCTGCTTTGTATTCTACCGTCTAACAATAAAGCATAGTCTCTACCTGTTTCTGCTAATCCATTCTCCATTGGTATCTTCTCTAAGTAAGTACCGTCACTGTCTGTGGTAATGATATGCAAAGTAGATTCAATAAACTTAAAAGCTCTGACTTCTCTAGCAAAAGTAAAGGACATCCAGGAACTCTGTATCTTCTCTCTGCCTTGCCAAAAGTACTTATATACAAACAACTTCTTATAGTCGCTATCGGATTGTATGATAATCATGTTCTCTGATGAACTACCTTCCATCCTTACGATGTTAGAAGGGATGTACTTATTAACTTGTTCTGTTATCTCAGCTGCTCCGTAGGTCTCTGTGTTGTTATCAACAGTGTACTCTAACAATCCTTCAAAGCTATTCCTTTTAAAGTTAAAGTATATATGACTACTCAATGCTAACGGTCTAATGCTTTCTGATACATCGTACTCAGTAACTGGAGAGATCGTAACTGTCTTAGGTGTTAACAAGTCTGCACCTCTTAATACAAACTGTGTCTTCGCAGAGAATAACATTAGCTTCTCTTGGAACGCTTGTGCGTATTTAAGTAAGCTTATCTTAGTGTGTGATATTCCTACATCTATAGGAGCAGAGTCAAGTAACGACTGTGTTGTGGTCCTGAAGAAATTAAAGTATTCATCTGCTTCTGAGAACACTACTGAGTCATTAGTAAGGAATCCTAGTCTGTTCTTAAAGAAGAAGATGTCATTGATCTTAGTACCTTTAAAGGAAGGAAGAGGGTTACTGTTGTCATCTCCTGAATTTCTACCTGCCCAATCCACAACTTTTAAAGTAAAGCTTGTTATCTTACCTGTTTCTTGGTCAGGGATTAATCTAACAGGCATTGTGTCTTGGTCTAGAGCATTATCAATATATTGACTAGAACCAGTAGCAGAACCGTCTTGCGTCCACCCTGCTGTTTCTACCCAACTACCTTCCCCGAAGTCTTCATTGTCTTTAGTCTTAAAACTAACATAGTAATCATCTTGATCTAACTCTGCATCGCCTATGATCTTGATTCTAAAACCATTATAACAATTAGCTGGTAGGTCTGTAATGCTAGATACTTCTTTATATATAACACCTAGTCCTTGATCTGCCAGTCCATCAGTAACTCTTATTTGAAAATCCTTGTCTAAAGCGTTCGTTACTTTGATTACACTTCCTTTACGATCAATAGAAAAAGGAGTACTAGCAATTGTCGTAAATACCCAATTAGCTGTATTAGCAGCTAGTGTTACCCTTGATACATAACTATCGAAAACATTTACATCAAACCATCTCGTTCCAAAGTATACGCTCTTTATTAACTCTGTAATAGTAATTTGTAAATCAGCGGATGCTATAACACCTGTCGATGCAAAGTTAGCTCCTATGTGTGTCAAATTAACTCCAGTTATCGTACCGTTGGAATCTATAATAGCTTCTCCTTTTGCGGACTGTGCTGGTCCTGATAACCCTGCTGTTTGATTGATAGTTACTTCTACTTTGTAACCAGTTACATAAGGATTAACAGGCTTAAGATAACCCAACCCTCCGTTAGGAGAGCTAATTGAAACTGTATCCATCACATTAACAGTACCTGAAGGAAACCTAGTGTTTAAACAAGTTTCTAAATCTTTAGCGATGAACTCAGTATCAGCGTATAGTCCGTGTGTACTAGGTCCACTGATGTAAGTGGAAGGAGATGCTCCTGATGTATGAGCATATTCGTGATGATTGTGTAAAGCAGTATCAACAGGAACTAATTCTCCGTCTATAAAAATACTGTAACCCTTTTCGTAGTCTCCTAGTTTAACAAAGATTAAAGCTTCCTTTTCTAAAGGTTCTTGTAACACTGATAGTGCTTCTACCGTCTTAGCCTTGTTAACAATAAAGGTAGAGTCTGCTATAGTTAAAGCTGTAAGGTCTTTAAGAGGATTACCAGCAAGAGAAACAGCTACGTAAGCACCAGCAGTAGCATCTTCAATAGTAATACTCATATCACCATCACTAATGTTATCGACAGTTAAGTCTCTTGCTTTTAATCCGTTAACAGAGTCATAGGTAATAACATATTTATTCTGTTCATCTCTATCTACATAGTGACTAAATAAATCAGAGCTGACATTAGCACCTAAGTTAGTATCATATAAGAACCTACTGTTAGGTCTTTTTACTAGACCTTCTACTACAGTTGACCAAGCATTAACTTGTTCATCACACTGTCCAGGGTATCTTAAATTGTCAGGCTGTTGTGATACACCTTGTGCAAGGTTAGGAATACTGGTGTGAAGCAGTGGCATCTTTACCTGTCAAGTACTCTTAGTACGCTGTAGTTATCAAAGATAGTTCTGTCTGCATTCTCAGAGTCACTTTCAATAGCTCTTGCTTTAGCTTCTATCTCATCTCTTAAAGCAAACCCTTCTATCTCTCTACTACCTAAGAACCTAGCAGCAAAGATGCGAGCTGATTTAACAGATATGTAATGTCTAAATTGTTCAGGTAGTTCTTCAAATTCCAACTCAAAAGTAATTATAGCTTTCAAGTCCTTAGTCCAAGTATCCCTGTGATTCTTCCTGTCGTACAGTGT